CTACAAGCGTTATGGCGACAAGGAATGATGATTTCAGCATTCTAAAGAGCAACGACGACTTGATGATTGGTGGATATGCAAGTATTGAAATCGTGGATAAACAAAACGATTTGATTACATTAAAAGCATTACAAGAATCAGTAAAAAAGTTTATGGGCGATTCAAAATTTAGAAATGTAATGACTAACCACTCAAATGTTCAAGTCGGTGAAGTTGTAGATTCATATAGAGATAAAACTGGAAAATTATGGAAATCCGAAGTTGATGATGTTGGATTCTTTGTTGTAATTAAATTAAGGGACGACATTGAAAAAGCAAAAGAAGTAGGAAGAAACATTCGCAAAGGGTCATTAAGGTCATTTAGTATTGGTGGACAGGCATTACAAAAAGTAAAGAAAAGCCATAACGAATTAGGGGAATATAACGAAATAAGTAAGTTAGAACTCCATGAAGTAACCATCTGTGAAAAAGGCATTAACCCCGAAGCGAAATTCGATATTTTAAAACAAGATATAGGAAGTGAAAAAATGAGCGAAAAATTAGAAAAGGCACTGAGCGAGTTAGATACTCTTCTCGAAGAAGTTAATATGCTTCGTAAGGAAGAAGAAGAGAATGCTGACGATAACAAAGACGAAATGGAAGCATTTGAAATGGGCGAATACCAAGATGAAGAAGAAGAAGAAAACATGCAAGAAGAGTCCATGAATACAGAAATGGCAGATTCGGAATACAAAGACTTTGAATCACAAGAGAAAGCATACCTTCGTACTCTTGATGGCGCAGGAAACCAAATTGGCGAACCTGCTGACCGAATCGTGATTAACAATGGTAAGCCGACTTCTTCGGATATGCCAGTAGTTAAGGCATTCAGCAACAATGAATTTGATTCTCTTGATTTGAGTAATTCAAACATTGAAAAGGCTTACTCCGCTTTCCGTGAGGAACAACTCGAAGCACTTGCTTACGACAACCTCCGAAAGTCTTTTGAGTCCCGATTTAAATCGGAACGCAACAACCGTGAGAACATTCTCGCAAAGTCACAATATGACGCCGCAAGTGAAATTTCCTCTCTTAAGGAAGAATTCACTCAATTGCGAAAGTCTTTGACAGCCGAGAAGGATTCAATCATTAAGGCACAAACAGAAGCAACAATTACGCTCCCATCAATGAACGACCTTGCAGAAATGGATTGGTCGGATATTCATAAGATGGTAAATAACATTTGAGGTGATTTGAATGACAGGATATATTAACACAATACGAGACTTAGAAGCACAAACATACGGAATTAACAATCTACCTGCCGGTAACGCTCTTTTGAAGCAAGCAGGAATGATTGGCGGTATTCATACCGGTCACGACGGTTCTCCGGCATTGTCCGGTTCAGCCGTTGGTGATGTTTCAGCACTATACAACATCGTTTATGGACAAAAGGTTTGGTCTATGCTAAACCGAGAAGTGAACGCACTATCAATGATTGCAAAGCGACCTTATTCTTCTAGCGGATGGCGAGTTCTTAAGAGCCGACCTGCTGGTGGAAGTGGAAACTTATTCACTGTTGATGCAAGCGGAACAGAAAACCTTGCTGAATTAGGTTCTGATTCTCCAAGAGCAGATATGATTGGTGGTGTTCCAGAAAATGCAGCACTTTCAACTGCACAAGATGGATTAGGCCCAATTGCTCCAACCTATGCTCAATTAAACATGAGTCCAAAGGTCGTTGCACATCAATTCGATTTCAGCGAACTTGCTATGGAAATGGCACAAATTGACGATGGAATTGGAGATATTCGAGCGCAAATGCGTGAAGATATGGGTAAGCACCACGCAGAAGTTCAAAACAAGATGCTTGTTATGCCTTTGGAACATTACGGTGAAGTTGCCGCTATGCCTAACATTGGAAACAACTATTCGTCATTGTTGAAGGTTATTACATCAAGAGCAGAATTACTCCTAATTGATGGTGGAGTTCTTGCTACTGATACTACTTCCGCTTCCAACGCATTAGGTAAGATTTACGGCAGTGAGCGATTTACTGCCGCTTCTTTCCTTGATGCTGAAGTTGACTTTGGTACTGATTATACTGCCGGAAGTGTTCGCTCTTTGACGCTAACTCTTCTAAATAACATGGTTCGCAACCTACGACTTGCTGGTGGTTCACCAAAGGTTATTCTAACCGGATATGATACCATTCAAGCACTTGCTGACCTATTACAAAGCCAAGAGCGATTTATGGACCGAAAGGAAATTGTTCCTACGGTTAATGGCGTTCGTGGAACAAAGGGACAAGAAGTTGGTTTCCGTGTGGCAACCTACTACGATATTCCATTGATTCCTGTTAAAGACATGACTTCAACAGGTGCGGCTTCAAGCCAACTAAGTGATATGCTTTTCCTTGATACAGACCATTTGTGGCTATCTGTTATGAAACCAACTCAATACTTTGAGGATGGTATCGCTAACGGAAATCCATTTGGTGTGGGAACTTTGGGCAACCGAGCACTTTACCGAACAATTGGTGAAGTTGGCTGTTCATTCTTCAAAGGTCAAGGAAAGATAACAAACATACAATGAGGTGATTTAGAATGGCATTTGCAACAGTAATACATTTAGAGATGAATTTAGAAGGAAACAGAAAAATCGTAACAGGACAAACGACAACAGACGGCACAGATGGAAACATTGAAACAGGACTTTCTTTAGTCGAAAGCCTTGTTTTTACCCATAAAGGTGCGGCAGTAGAAGCAGCAGCCGCTACTGTTAATGCTAACTTACCGCTAGCAAGCGGCGATGTAGCAATTAAATGCACAAGTGGCGATGTTGTTTATTTCCAAGCAATCGGACAGTGAGGGGTTTTAAATGACTAACACTGTATCAATCGTGGCTGACCATTTGGGTAATAAACGACCCTTTGTTAATGGACACCTTTATGTGTCTATTGGCGATGTTTCAGTTTCGTCGTATAGAATAGGTTCTCCTATTTCTGACCCATCAGGATATGATGGCGCAACAGATGAAACACTTACAAGAGATGATGTAGGTGGTTCTTTCTTAACCGATGGTTATGCAGTAGGTGACTATATCACTATTGTTGGTTCAGCATCGGCTAATGACCTACACTTAATGCAAATTAAGACATTAACTGCTACTGTTATCACAACAGAAGCCGATACTGCCATTAGTGCAGATACCGGCGGCGGTGATGAGGTTATTGCCCATGCAGGAGAAAAGATTCTGGCTTCTTCTTTTGGATTAAAAAACATAACAAGCGTTGAACTTCTTTCACAAGAAAACATGCGACAAAGATATGTTTTATCAAAGCCAAAAGATAACGGTACTTTCTTTTACCTTTACGCTTTTAATACCAACGCTGACAACAATAACACCTTATTGGCCGCTTCACTTGTTGGCGGTGGAGATATTGCCACAGGAACAACTGTTCTTGGGGAAATGCGCTTAAAGGTCACTGGAACTGTTTGAGGTGAATTAAATGGTAAGCGTTCGATTGAGTGATAATTCAAAAGTTCGTCGGCTTTACATTAACCCAAAGCAAGAGATTACAAGGGAAGAAGGGACAGCCGTTCCGCTAAAATGGGCGGCTGTTCGTCTTTCTGACCCTAATCTTTTCTTTACATTCGATGAATCTGACAAGGAAGAATTATCAAACTTGAATGAAAGGTTTCTAGGAATTTTTGCTAAGGAAATGAGAAATGGGAAATTAACAAGTGAGCAGTTACTTGAAGAACTTCTTCCTAAGCCTAAAGTTAAGCCTAAGAAAACAATTCTTCCAAAGTCACCACTTAAGAGAACTAAGGCTGTAAGTAAGCCCAAGTCTTCATTAAAGAAGTGATTAGACCGACACATTAAATAGGTAGGGCAATCCTGCTCTAAATAACGAAGGTGATTCAATGGTAGCAGGTTGTAGAAGTAGTGGTGTTTTAACTGAAAATCAGTTAATTGTTACTGGACAGACAAAGTTGATTTCAATACATGCAACGGAAGTTGCTGGTGGGGCGGCAGTAATTAAGATATTTGATAATACAGCCGCAAGTGGAAAAGAAGTAGCAAGAATGACCTTAGCCGCTAATCAAACAATTGAATTCGATATGCATGGTGTATTATGTATGACTGGTTTATTCTTTGAAGAAGTATCAGGTGCTGTTGCAGTATCAGTTGAATTTGCTTAAGGTGATTTAATGGCGGCATTAAACAAAGACACTCGTTTGGTTATGACAATTTTATTTGTCGGAACCATTAGCGGAGCAAATGTATATTTCTATTCTTCTTATGGAGTTAGTTTCCCATATACCCCACTTGCACATTCAGTCTTATTCGGATTGATTACGGTTGGTGGAATCATGGTTATGAAAGCATTATTCGACTTATCACTAAATGATAAAATTGAAATACGCTTATTAGATAGACAGATTGAAGCACACTTTCAGCGTGTAGCAAGAGAACAACAAATTAAACAGAAACTTCGTGAGAGTATGAAACAATACGGAGTTAATAAAAGGGAATCGTGGAACAACACTTTCCCTTCCGAAACCCCAACCGCTTCATTTGAAGAAAGCCAAATTCCAAACGAATTCTTGGCGACTATTCAACAATGAGGTGGACTAGTTGGTTATTAGCGATTTGATGGGGTTCTCCGACTCCGATTACGCATATAATCAACAAAGGGCGCATTCTGCCGATATGTTTTTTGTTAAGATGAGAATGTGGTTTTGGGGAGGTTGCTCCACTCTATCTGCTTTTTTACTTGGAAACATAATGGGCGTTTTTGATTTAAACATAAT